AAGTATGAGCAAGCCCACTATTTGGATTGTAGTTAAAAGTTCCGTTATCCTGAATTTGAGGAATCCAACCATCACCTGTCATTGGAGCACTTGTGCCAGTATCTAATTTAAAACCATTTAAAGTTAAATTGTTGGTACCCCAATTCTCAAACCAAGCGTGTGAAGCGGGATTCATTGAAATACGTGAATATCTCAAAGAAAGCTCATTCATCATGTGAAAGGTTTTTTCACCTTTAAGAATTTCTTCAAATTCCCACATTTTAGCACCTCTGTCATCTTCATTATAAATCCATGCAACTTTTTGACGTCTTGCAGAACCAGTCATAATGAAACTGTAACGGTGAATAGAAGAATAATTGATTCTCCACTTGCTTCGCGTGTATCTCTGGTAACCTCTTAAAGAACCTTGTCCAAAATATGAACCAGCTTCAGTAAGAACTTCTCCATCAGCAAAACCAGCAACAGAAAATACTGTTACAGGACCTACTGTTTTAAAATCTAAAACATAATGACTATCGTCAGCAGCTCTACGAACGTTTGTGATAATACATAAAGTACCCAAACCATTGTCAAGAGTAAACGAGTCATTAGGATTAAATTTATCTCCAAAGATGTTGTTTGCGGGGTCGTGCTTAATAGCAGTAGAACCTTCTGTGTTGGTAACAATATTACCAGCGTTTCTACCACCAGTATAAGTTACTCCAACTACACCAGACATATCTGGAGAAGCATTTCCAGCAGCAAAAATACCACCTAACAAAGCAGCACCAAACATGTAAGCAGGAAGAACAAGCGCACCTTCGTAATTTACGCGGTAAGCATTGTCATAAATTTCCTGTTGAGCTTTTAAAACTTTACCAGCTTTAGCTCCCTGGCCTTCACGACCAGTTTTCATACACCAAGATTGAAACTTAGCGTAACGTGCATAAAGGTCAATCGATTTTTTTCGAACCTTCATGTCTTTTTTCATGTGTACGGCCAATGAATTTTCCTCAGTCATTACCTGTGGATTAAAATTCTCGGCAACACCTCTTAAAAGTACTCCCATTTTTTTTCAATGAATTAATTAAACAATATTTAAATAAAAAATTCGCTTCATTGAATAACAGCCATGCCGTTTTGTATCAATTAAAACAATAAGATTTTTATTTAACAGCCATGCCGTTTATGATAAAAATCTTGATTTTAAGTCATTCGATCCATTGTTACCATGTGTTCTTCGAACTTGTGCGGTTTTTACATCTTTTGGATTATTGCCTTTTATTTCGGCAAAGATGTCCTTTACACCATCACTATAGCCTGGCTTTTTAGACATTTCAGATATTACATCTTTATACTGTCTAAACAACGCAAGCTCTGTAACAAACTGTGGGTTATTTTCGATTTCCTTAAATATTTCTCCAGACGTAATACTTTCGTATGCTGCTCTGACTTTTTCTTTTTCTAATGTAGCTCCGTAAAATTTACCTTGCTGCATGTGTGTTGTAAAATGACCTTGTAATGTATCTCTAAGCTTATTTTGCTTGTTTTGAGCAATTTCATTACGCTTACTATCAATAGTTCTGTTTTCGCCTAAAAGTCTATCAATGGCGTTTTCTACTTTGTTTCGGATATTATCGGCATTTAAATCCAACGTACCGTTACTTTCCATTACTTCAATTTTGTTATCGATTTCGTTTTTAGCGTAATCATCAAACTCATTGTTATTAGCTGCTCTGTACTTTGCTTTTAAAGATTCATAAACTAAATCTTTTGGCTCTCCAGATAAACTTTTCTTGAAGTAATCAATCATTTTTGAGTTTTTATCATAAGTCTGGATCTGATCTTCTGATATGCTTTCTTCTAATTGTGGGGATATATCTGTTTTAAAACTTTGTTTAGCTTCTTCTAATGTTTTAAAATTAGTGCCTAAAGTTTTATTTAAAGAATCTAATTCAATTTCTTTTACTGGTTCATTAGTTTTTTGAATAGGTTTTGCAGGTTCTTTATAATCGTCTTCTTCATCTTGATAAAAATTATCATCTTCTTCACCTCCCAATTGACCTTCTTCAAAATCAAAACCAGAAACGTCTTCTTCATTTTCTTCACCTGAGTAAATATCTCCGTCTGCATCTTCACCTAGCTGATTGTCGTTTTTTAAATTTAAATCATCTTCGTTAAAATCATCTGCCATAAATTCGTCTCCTAATCTTTGGTCCGAACTGTTAGCTTCATTTTGGGTAATTTCGTCTTGAAATAAATTTTCTCTAGTCATTGTTTCTGTTTTTAGTTATTGTTACTTTCTTGAAATTTATTAATCATATCTTGCTCAAATTTAGCTAAATCTGTTATTGCTTTTGATTTTATTTGAGAATCTATTTGGTCTTTTTTCTGGTTAGCATAAATATTTGCTACAACAACATCTTTGTCTTGCGCTCTTTCAGATAATCTAGTAGCTTCTTTTTGGATTTCAGCGTCTTGATTTAGTTTAGCTTCAAATTGTTTTTGTTCCGCAGCTTGCGATTCTTCTCTTATTTTTTTACCTGCAGCAACAGCTCTTTCTAAAATACCTTTACTTTCAACTGCGGTGTCTGCTGATAAAACGTCTATTAATGATAATATCATTTCTTCTGTTTGAGCATTACCTAAAGCTAACTGAGCAGCTTGATCTACAATTTGTTTTTTTCTTTGGTCTTCACTACTATCAGATAAATACCAACCAATGTCACTGTCTGAGAATTCATTTGTTATTTTAAGGAACTTAGTTTTCATATCTCCTATAACGTAATGAATTGTGTCTCCTTCTTTATAAACGTGCTTAGACAGCATAGAAACGCGCTCCATGGCTGTTTGTAGAAAATCATCAAAAGGTCTATAATAAATTTCTGTTCTTGAAAATGAGGCTTGTCTTTGTGATTCTACATTTGTTGCAGTAGTGTGTTGACCAGCTTGGCCTTGACGACCAGGTGTAAATCCAATTATTTTGTCTGCCAAATTTTCAATTAAAGCCATTCCGGCAATGATATCATTAATTAAACCTGTAGTGGATAAATCAACACTTGTAAATTGATTGTAATTGTAACGGTTGTTTTTTTCTTTAGAGTTCATGAATATCATCTGGTCTTTTTTGACATGATGCATAACTCTATTTAAAGCATTACCGTAAGCGCTTTTACTATTTCCTTGTAAATATTGTTTTGGAATTTGAGCAGTATCGTAAATCATTACTTTGCCCTGATTTCTTCTGGTGGCTAATCTTAATTCAAAAAGCTGTTCACTGGCCCAATCTTGAAGTTTTTTTAATTTAGCAGCAACTGACCTTAAACCATCAACGCCTAAAGAATTCTGACGATAAATTGAAACAAAATTTAAATGGATTTTTTTAGGATTACCAATTCTATAATTTCTGAATTCTGAAATTCCATAAGACAAACAAATATTGTGTCCTAAAGCTACGCAATGTCTTTCTGTTTCTAATGATTCATCAAGGATTTTATCGCCTTTTTTGACTTTATCTCCTTCATTCATTTTTTTGTAAATATCTTCGCCTGTTTTAGTGTGCTTAGATACTTTAACGCTTAATGGTTTTCTAGACTTCCAAGTCATAGTAACTACGGCTAATCTAAATGATTTGTTGTCTTCTATAAACCAACCTCTATCGTTAATCCAGGTTTGTCCTCCAGAAGCTATATTTCCACTTGCTGTACTTAGCAAACCAAAATCTTCTTTTAATCTTTCGCGCTGTTCATTATCTAATTCATAAGTATTTATAATTTCGTTCTCAGTAAGATATCTAGTTTTTATATAATACTCATGGTCGTCTTGTATTATTTTTGCAGGATCTTTATCAGTATCTAAATCTAATCCTAAAACTTTTTGCCATTTAACGATGCCGTTTTCTTCGTAAATTTCTAAATGCGCTTGATCTGCAATTAAAAAATCTCTTAAAGTTGGAATAATTTCTCTGCTTTGCTTATCAACATCTAGAAATTTTTCCATTAAATCATCATAGACTTCTTCAGCATTATCCTTATAGGTTTTTTCGAAAAATTCTTCTATATCTTCTGGGATTTCAATTTGAGGATTTTCAGTGTCTAAAGCAATACCATATTCAGCTTCAAATTCTTCATTCATTTGTCGAAAAAAACTTTCGGAAAGCGTATCAATTTTTGCTTTAAGTTTTCTGTTTTGAGCATTTTTATTTAAAACGTAAGATTTGCGTTTTAAGTTTCTTTCCATGTAATCACCAAGCAACTGCTCCGTTTTTTGCTCAATAAGATTGTAGATTATATAATCGACTCCTAAATTTGTACCGTAAGGTTTGGTAACAGGATTCATCAATTCCTTTTCTTCATCATTCATCATACACAGGTAAGCTCTGTATAAAGATTCTATTTCTTCTTTACGATTGGTATAAGAGCTAGAACCTTGAAAGCTTATGTGTCCGCGGCAATGATCCATGTGCCACTCTTCAGTTTTTTTAGTTTCCGGAATTGATTGGTTCGGAAAATTATAATAAGTTTGATTACCCATTAATTAATATGCATTATAACAAATTTATATAAAATTTCTTTATCTTTTTAAATCATGTAAAACAATACTCATAATATCTTTTCCATACTTTTCTTCAATATCTCGTTTTAACTGATCTCTTTCGTCTTTTTGTTCAATTATTTTTTTCTGGTACTGCTCTCTTTCTTCTAAAGTAGCATGTAATTTAGGATTAAATACTTGAATATCATAATCTTCTTCATTTTCATTTCCATAAGTTTTAATGGTAAGCTTTCCATTTTCAACAGAATAGTAACTCATTGATAAAAAAGAATCTGAGTCTTCATCATCAACATCAGATAAATCTTCTGTAATTTCAGGGAACAAATCTAACTTGTGTATTAAACAAAGTCCATGAGCCATAGCTAAATCCGTATTGATATCTCCGTAATCTATAAGTTCAATTAAATGGTCTTCAAAATACATTTTATGAACATTTTCAGCTACATCAGAACGCAATAACTTAGTTACCAATTGCTTTTCTTTAGTATTCATACGTTGACCGTATTGGTTTTGTGATTTAGTTGGGCCTATAGTGTTTTCTAAATCTGGGCGTATTCGAAGATATTTATTCGCTTCAACATCTTTGAAATAAGTGAAGATATTTGTTTTTGAATATTCTATTAGCATTTCAGCGTTATAATAAACAGCCAGCTTTAAAGTGTTTTCATAAAAAGTATCATCATTACTTGAATCACCACGTTCTTTTACATAAGCTACAGGAAAATCGTATTCGTGACTAGGACCAGAATAGCATCTGTAAATCATTGAGGCGCCATAAGACGCACTATTGCTTTCAAAAGCAACTTCATCATCATAACTATCTACACCGCCTATATCAGGCTTGTAATCCATTCCCTCTCGATTGATAGGGTCGGCACATTTGTAAACATTTCCGTTTGGATCTTCAACAAACTTTACTTTAGATTTATATCGAATTCTAATTAAAGATTTTTCTTTTAAATCCTTAGCTCTAGGAAGCATTCGTTTTACTTGATCTGTATCAACCCAATCTAAGCGACCTCTTAATGGTTCAACAGGAATATCTTTATCTCCTACTCTCATCAATTGGCCGTTTAATTTATTTCTATCTAATAGCCCCCCTTTAGATTTTATAAAAATTTCACTTTCCTTAACAGGATAAGATTGAACGTGTTTGGTGTAAGCTTCTTTTGAATGAATCAATAAAGAACGCTGTTTTAGAATATGCTCTAATGCTGCTTTTTCATTTGTTTTTCCAGTATTCATATCAAAGAAGGTAATAGTTTCACCTGTCTTTGCATCTGGAATATTATCAGCAGGATAATACTCGTATGCGGGTATGAAAATCTTTTTTAAATTAAAGGATTCGTATTTCTCCCACATTTCTTTGTAACCTTTAGAGCCTTTTTCAATTTCCCCACCAGTACCGTAAATCATAGGAACTCCGAATTGTAATCCACCATCTTTAAAACAAGGTTCAGTAGCCTTGTAAGATTGTATTAAGTTTTCAAATAAACCAGCTTCTTCAAAAATACAGAATGCTAATTCTTTACCTTCAAAAGCGCTACTATCAGCGTACATTGTTTTAATGTACATTTGAGATAATAGACCAGCTTCAATGTCTTGTTTGTTTACACGATCTTTATAACCAAGTTTTAGTTCTTCATCGTTCTTAACAAGAATTCCAGAAGTGTATCGTTCATTAACGGTATATAATAAAGCAAGAACTTTTTTGTAGAAATCATCAGCTTTATCTTGCTTACCAGCGCAAACCCCAACTTGTGCTCTATAATAAAACAACATTTCGTATAGAATCTGCATGGCGCCAAACCAAGACAAACCAACCCTACGAGGTTTTCCAATAATTAATCCATGGCCATATTTTTTAGCATCAGCAGTTTCTAATGCTAGTCTTCGATCTAAAGCTCTATAAAATGGAGAGTCTACAGTTTTTCTTCTGGTGCCAGGCTTTAATAAAGAAATGCTTAGCATGTTTAAATAAAAGTAATGCTCACCTGTTATATGGGGCATACCTTCTGGTTGATAACCTTTGCGACACCTGTAATCTTGTTCGTCCCAATAGTCGTCAAAAGCAATTGTTCCTGGTTTGTATTCGGGTTGGTCGTCGAATACTAAAGGAGAATACTTTTGAGAATTAAATTTAGTATTTTTAAAACTATCTACCATAATTAAAAGAAGCCCATCAATAAAGATGGGCTAACAACAGAAACCAAAAAATTAACCAAATTAATAGGTCAATTTATTTTCAATACTTTATTCGCTATCTCTAATAGCAATTAGTTCTTTTTTGACTTTAGACAAAGCTTCTTTTTTTGCAACAAAGTTTGCTTTTAATTGCTCGTACTCCGCCAAAGGAACAGAATTTTTTTTGTAATCTTCAAACTCTTCTTTTAATTTTCTTAAACGTGAGTCCTCTTCTCTTTTTTCTAGAACATGTTTTGTTTCTATTAATTCGTCTAAGGTTAACCATGATTCTTTTTTTACAAATTCTGCTTCTTCTACTTTTACATATAGCACCTCTGGAGCTACAGGTGTTTTTTTTGGAGCTACAGGTGTTTCTTTTGGAGTTACTTTTGGGGTTTCAGGTTTTTTTTCTTCCTGACTTTCGGCTTTGCTTGCTTTCGATTTTTTCGCCATGATAATGTGATTTTTTGTTTAAAATTAATTGCTCTATTCTACTTAAAGTGTAACCGTTTACAACAGGAGAAGCTTTCATAATAGCATCCATGTCGTT